ATAGCTAATCGTAATTCTATATCCTTTTTACATCGATTTAATAATTCCTCAGTAGAATCAACATCATTAATATTATATTCTATCATATTAGGAATTTCAGATGCAGGAAGTCAAGCTTGGAAGTCTCCTTCATACTCTTGAACGTTACGAAACTGCATGGTTACTTGCATTTCTTTTAACCCTACTCGCAATTTTTGAGAATATAACATTGTAAGTAAATCAAGAGTTTCAAAATAGATTTTATATTTCCACTTACTTCAAGACGTAAAATTACCATCTGTAGAACGAATTATTTCATTACTCAATTTATATAATGAAGTACAGATTGTATAAGTATCAAGAGTTTCCATTTTTTTATGATAATCAATAATATAATTAATTATTGGATTATCATAATGTAAGTTATTATCAATTTTGTTATCTTATGAGCTTTTATCTCATAATTCTATATATTACTATATAGTTCAGACTATATCATCATCTTAAAAAGATGTCGGGCGCTCGTGTTTATATTATTGTTTGCACTACTCAATAATTAGTCGTTGAACGTTCTACATACTTATTGTGCTTCTGT